TGATCCGGTCCCTAAAACGACCGTCCGTCGGCAACATCACCGTTCCTGTTGACACTAGGCATCACGTCTGGTGATATGGCTCCCATGCCGGATTGGCCGGCAGGGAGAACGCAGCGATGGGTACCGCCGACCGTGGTAGCTGGCTCGACCAGTCCACCCCCTCCGAGAAGTTCCGCGACCTGACCGGCGCGCATCCGGTGATCTGGGTGGCGGCGATCCTGACGCTGCTGTGCGTGGTGTCGCTGTGAGCCGGGCCGTTGAACTGGTGGCCGCGATGGATCAAGCCGCCACAGCCCTGTTCCACGAACGCCGCGCCCACTACGCGCCCCGCCCGGTGGTCTATCCCTCACTGGCCGAAGCCGCGCGCCACATCTCGGGATCGCAGCGCCAATTTATGGCGATCCACTGCGACCCGATGTACAGCGCGGACGAGCAAGAGCAGCCGTGGCTCTTCTATGTCGAGCAGAACGACGAGCGCCTAGTGGTCACGCGTCAGTGGCGCCCCGGCCACCGGATTGACCTGACCGCGTATCGCGCCGACCTCAACGAGGCGAAGGCCAATGCCCGCGCACTCGTGCTGGCCGCCGACGACTACAAGCTCGATGACATCCGCCCCTATGACGAAGCGCGCGAAGTGTGCCGCGACCGGATGTTGAAGCTGCTCGCAACCGATCCGTACATCGTCCTTTCCGTGTTTGGAGGCTGACGTGCATTCCTGTCCGTACAACTCGCCCACGCAACTGGTCGCCCGCCTTGTGGCTCGCCGTGACCACGCAGACCGCCGCGCTGCTACCAAGCCCGCCCAGCGCCGCCGCAAGGCTGATCGCCGGGACTTCCGCAAAGAGATCGCGCTGTGTGTTTGGGGCGCGGCTGCGATGACGCCAGGAGTCGAACTGTGAGCGCCCAACTTCGTGAGATGCAACGCGCCTACGACAACCAGTGCGAGCCCGAGCCGCGCGGCATGTCCTTGGAACAGGCCGACATGAAGGTCCGCGACGACGAGCTACTGATGACGGAGCTGATCGGCGAAGTGACCGCGATCAGTGATGACAACTGGCTCGTGGCGGCGCTGATCCACGCGCACCGCACCGGGGACTGGGAGTACGTCAAGACGCAATCCCTGAAGCACATCGAGCCTGTCATCCAGGCGCGCATTGAGAAGGAGATGGACCGATGAGCCGCGAAGGCTGGGGCGCCCAAACCGAATCCGACTTCCTGCGCGTCATGCGCGAAATCCAGACACCCGTCACTCCCGAACCGGAGACGCCCGAATGTGCCAAGTGATTGAGTTCAACCAAGAGCAGCGCGCCGCAGAGATCGTGGCGGACCTGTGCCACCAGTACGGCTACTGCCTGACGACTACGCAGTCTCTGCAAGTGTCAGCGGTGAACATGGTCCGCGCTGGCATGCGCGCCGCCGACGCCGCGAGGCATTGCGCCCGTCCGCCGCAAGCGCGTGTGTTCAGTGGGTTCGCCGCGTAATGGCCAGGGAATACACCGTCGATGCTGACGCAGGAATCGTCTACGGAAAGCGCGGGCGGCCAATTCGCGGGCGCTCTCGCCACGGCTATCTCCGCGTGAGAGTCAGCCAAACCACCCACGTCCCAGTTCACAGATTCATATGGGAGAGCGTGCATGGCCCCATACCAGACGGCGTGTTCATCGACCACATCAACGGCGACATCTCCGACAACCGGATTGAGAACCTGCGCATGTGCACCAACTCGCAGAACCAGATGAACCAACACGCGATTAAGGGCTCTGTGCCGTTCAAAGGCGTCTGCCTTCACAAGCAGGTCGGGCGCTATCAGGCGCAGATCAAAGTTGCGGGCCGGACGATCTACCTCGGGCTTTTCGACACCCCAGAGGAGGCCGCAAAAGCCTATACACGCGCGGCCCTTCATCACTTCGGTAAGTACTCAAGCGCGAGCAATGAGGAGCAGTCATGAACCCCCTTCTGGAAATCAAATTGATCCGCCTGGACCGCCCGCCTATCCGCTACACGGGCCGAGGTACGCAGCACTACAGTCACCTAGAGGCGGCCAACGAGGAAGCCGCGTTCTGGCAGTCCAAGGCGACGACCAATAACCGCGCCGCCCCATTTCCGCAGTTGGTCAGCCTCCCGCAACTGGCGCGCGACATTCGCAGGACGTGGCCGTGAGTGAGCGCGTGTTCCGCTGCCGGGACTTGGCGAAGGTCCGCGAGGCTTTCGTGCTGGCGTGGAACGCGGCCAGGGGCTACGACCGCCCGTTTGAAATCGTCCTGCGCCTACTGAAAGACAAGCGCACGGTCGAGCAGAACCGCCGCATGTGGAAGCTGCTGCGCGAAGTCGCCGCCACCGTTTGGGTGGACGTGGACGGAAAGCAGCGCCAGTTCGCAGACAAGGTGTGGCACGTCTATTTCCGCGAGCAGTTCATCGGCGCGGAGGAAACCGAAATGCCGGACGGCAGCGTGAAGCGCGACCCGATCAGCACAACGAAGTTGGATGTGGAAGCGATGACCGAATACATGAACCGCATTGAGCAGTGGTGCGTTGAGCAGGGTTTCCCCGTGATGGAGGCCGCCTGATGTTCCCCGATCAAACAGACCCGAATGAACCCGACGTGCCCGCCCCCGAGGGCTGGGAAGTCCCGACCGATAGCCAGGAGTTCTAGACATGCTCACCTCTGACACCATCTCCGCGATCATGCCGGCCTTCATCAAGGCACAGGGCAACTTCGCACCCGCCCTGAAGTCGTCCACGAACCCGCACTTCAAGTCCAAGTACGTCGCGCTGGATGGCGTCATTGATGCTGTGGCCGAGCCGCTCCGGGCCGAGGGCATCGCCATCGTGCAGATGACCGACGTGGAGGGCGCCGGGACGATCCTTGTCACGCGCCTGATCCACGCATCCGGCGAATGGATCGGCAGCCGCTACCCGGTGCATCCGGTGAAGGCCGACCCGCAGGGCGAAGGCTCCGCGCTGACCTACGCCCGCCGCTATGCGCTGATGGCACTGGTCGGAATCGCGCCGGAGGATGACGACGGCAATGCAGCGGTGAAGGGCGTTGAGAAGTCCGCCGCAGACGACCAAGCCAAGGCCGCCAATTTTAAGACTGCCATCGCGGGGGCTTCCGACGATGCCGAGCTTGCCCGCGTCGCCGCCGACCTTGCCGGAAGCGGCCTGCCGCCCGCCCTGCTGTCCAACCTGCGAGCCCTGTACAGCAGCAAGAAAAAGGAACTGGCAGCGTGAGCCAGCTTTCACCCCTCCGCGTAGGGCGCATTACGGGGTCGCGCGTGGGCGCGATCCTCGGCCTGAGCCCCTTCGGCAGTCGTGCGGACGTACTGCGGGAGATGGTTCGCGAGGCATTGGGCGCCACGACTGAGTTTGCGGGGAATGTTGCCACGGCGTATGGCGAGGAAATGGAGCCGGTGATTCTCGCGGCCTACGAGGCGCGCATCGGAACCATGACGCATGGCGGGGGCGAGATTGTCATTCACCCCGTCCACGACTTCCTGGCAGTGACGCCGGACGGTCTGGCGTTCCATGACGGCATGGTGGAGTGCAAAGCCCCATATCGCGGCACGTACACCCATTGGCGCGAGAAGCCGCATTACGTGGCTCAGATGCGCCTGCAACTGGATTGCGCGCTGCGCGCTTGGTGCGACTTCGCCGTGATGGACCGCAGCCGTGAGCTGCACGTTTCAACCCTCGATCACGACATTACTTGGCTTCCACACAACTTGGCCGCGCTGGAGGACTTCATGGCCGACTACCACGCAGCACTGGCAGACCCCGAGATTCACATCAACCCGAAGCAACGTAAGAGGAAAAAAGCATGAGCAACGAAGACCAGATCCGTACCGGCCTTTGGAAGAACGAACCCGGCAAGCCTGCGGGCTATGGCGGAAAGATCACCTTGCCGGACGGCAGCGAGTTCTGGGTGAACCTCTACAAGAACGACAAAAAGGAAACCGAGCGCCATCCGGATCTCAACCTTGTGCTGAAGCCGAAGCAGGCCAGCAACGGTGCGAGCCAGGGTGTCTCGCGGGCTCCGGCGCCGGAACCTGACTCGATTCCGTTTTGACCCACCCCGGGGCGGCATCCCCCGTGCCGCCCCACCCTTTAGGAGCAGAGATGGATAGCCAACTGATCGAGGCGATTTTGCCGCCGTTTCGCGCAACGCCGATGACCAACTACAGCGAGGAATCGCGCGTGCTGTGGGAACGGGAGCGCGGATTCAATGAGTGCCGCGATGAAGTCCGCGCCAACTTGGAGGTGCATTTGGCGAGGCTGGTATTGCGCGACGATGCCGTAATTGGGCTGGTTCGTGCCTGCAATTATGCGCTGGCCCAGCACAACGCTCCGCACATGTTCCGGCCCGAGTCTAACCACTGGTCCGCCGCGCTTAGCAACGCACTCGCCAACGTCAGCGCACTGGAGCCGCAAGCATGACGCCCCCCGCCCAGATCGACGGCCCGGAGTGGGTGCTGGTGCCGCGTGAGCCGACGCAGGCGATGTGCGAGGCCGGCGTCGCTGCTGGCGTGAAAGCATCGCCCGAGCCGTGGTGCCCCAAGACGTGGGCCGCAATGATTGCCGCCGCGCCGCAGCCCAAGGCGGAGGGGTGTGATGCGGATGAGGCTGAGTGCTGCGAGGTCTGCCACGAGCCGCTGGCCGACGAGTGCGCGTGCCATAACGAATACAACCGGGAGCATGATCGTGCAGACACCGAACGCTAAAGCCATTGAACAAGTGGCGTTGCAAATGCGCTGCGCTCGCAAGCTTGGCATGCGCATCAAGTACGACGACCTAGAAGCATGGGCCGCCCGTCTATCCGCCGCCTCGCCGCCGCCAAAGGTGGACGGGTTGACCGATCAACTTTTTCAGGCAGCGTGGTTCGCGCAGCCGTTCGTGAAGCACGCCGCCGAGCATGCGGACAATCCCGATCTGGCGGGGCAGTGCCTAGCGGCGCTGGATGCGGCAATCGCCGCCTACCGGACCACCCCACCCGCGACCGAGGGCGCCGTATGAGCACACAAGCCGAATGCCCGAAGGGCCACCCCCTGCGCGATGCGTGGGAGGCGTACAGACAGACCGCCGACTACGCCAACACCCGGAATTGGGCACTGAAAGAGGCCCACGTCGATGGCTCCATGTGGGCTGCATTCTCGGCCGGTTACGCCGCCGCGACCGAGGGCGCCGATCATGAGTGACAAATTGAACAATCGCAGTCAGGCGTGGTCGTGCAAGATCGGCATTGTGGCCGGCGTTGCGGTTCCGTCCGGTGGCGATGCGCCGATGCGCGCCGCCGTGCAAGCCACATTCCGCCAACTGACCGGCGTGGAAGCGCGGTTCACCTTTTCCGGGTGGGGCGCCAAGCTCACCGAATCGGAACTAGCGGTCGTCGAGAACCGCGCGCCCAACTACTCCGGCGATGAAAGCCCGAACGAATGGGCCGAGCGCATCGCGCGCCAGTTCGACGCGATGGGCGAAAGCTATGACGCCAAGAAGCTGCGCCAGTTGGCCGCCCTCTCGCAGCCGAGTGGGGGGGTGTTCACCGAGAAAAATGGGAAGGCGCTGCGCGGGGTCAAGCCCGGCGAAGTGCTGACCGAGGCGCAATGGGCGGCCGTCTGCGCATACGTTCGCGATCAGGAGGCCGTTATCGACGCCTACGAGGAACAAGCCGCCGCGCCGCCCCAGGAAGCCAAGGGCGAGGTGTGTGGAGCCCCGAAGGACGGCCGCACCTGCTATCCCGACTGCGGATGCGACACCGAGAATGATTGCGAGTACGGCACCGCCGCGCCGCCCCAGTCCGCATCGCAGCCGAGTGGGGAGGTGGACGGGTTGCCGCAAGGCTGGCGCGTCGAGCCGATGGATGCCCCAGCCGACCGCCTGCTGGTTACCTCGCGCGAAGGCGCGCAAGTGGTCATCGGGCCGGACTCATGGAAGCAAACCCTAGGCTCGCACGTCCTTTACAGCCTGATCCGCGACCTCGCCGCCGCGCCGCCCCAGGAAGCCAAGGGCGAGGCGTGCCCGTTCTGTGAGAAGCGCGGCACCGACTCGTGCCCGCACTGCGCCAACGACACCCCGGCCGACGCGAGGGGCGGGGAGGTTGAGGCGCTGCTGAATGACTACGAGGACGCGATCTTGCGCCGCGTAGTCCGTCCGACCACCTACCGGGATGCGATTGCCGCCCGCGCCGCCCTGATCCGCCAGCTATCCGCAGCGGGGCCGGCGGTGGCGCTCATCTCGCCGGGCGACTTGGCGCGCTTGCGCAATGGGTGCAGCGACGTGCCCGTATTCAATGCCGGCACGCCCGTGTCCGGATACCTCCCCCTCTACGCCGGAGCCGCCCCGGTGGCGGTGACGGATGAGATGCTAGAGCGAGCGCTAAAGGCGTCCCGCACTGGCTGGCATCAGAACGAGCGTATGCAGATGCGCGCGTCCCTGACCGCCGCCCTATCGGCCGCTGCGCATCAGGAGGGCGGGCGATGAAAATTGGACGACTGAGAATCGGGCGCGAGCGCACGAACGAAACGGGCAGGTACGTCATCGCCTCGTGGGCGTACGTCACGGGGTACTGGCGCTGGCATATCCGCTGGACACCGCCGACGACCCTACGCAGTGCGTTCCGCCGCCCACGCTGCGGCCCGAGCATGGCAAGCGGCACGATGCTGCGCACTGGCCGAGGCTGGAACATGGGCCACTGGGGCGCATGGGCCGATCTGCCCATCGTGGGCGCGCTGTCCATCAGTGGGCAGCCGCGAATGGACTCGATGAAATCGCGGACGAAAGGAGCCCAGCCATGACTAACGGGACCAGCGGGGCGAGCGGGGGCGGGGTGGACACGTACTTTTTCGGCGACGACGAAACCCAATGGGTCCCCTACGACGACCACGCCAGGATCGTGGCGGGCAAGAATGCGCAACTGGCGGATTGCTTCAAGACGGCCGGCGCCGACTGCGACGGGGCCAGCGATGAAGTGATCGCCCCGCGTGCCCCGCGTGCCGTGCGCAATCTGCGCAAGGACTACGACGAGGCATGCGAGGAAGCCGACCAGCTACGGCGCCGCTGCGAGGAGTTGGAGGGGGCTTTGCAGACGATTCGAGACTCGACATTCCGCAACGCCATCCAGTTGCGATCCATAGCAGACCGCGCCCTAGCCGCCCGGCAGGCCAGCGCGAAGGGAGGGGCGGCGAGATGACTGATATAGCCCGCATCTGCGAATTACTACATTACGACCCTGAAACCGGCGATTTCGCGTGGAGGGCGAGGAGCGGGAATGTTCTTGCCGGATCGGTCGCGGGCGGTATTTCCAAGAAGGGTTACCGAAGAATCCGAGTTGACCGTCAAACCTTCATGGCCCACCGCCTCGCATGGCTCATGACGCACGGTGTGTGGCCGCCGGAGCAGATCGACCACATTAACGGATGCCGCGATGACAACAGAATTTCCAACCTTCGGCTGGCCACTCTCGCTGAGAACCAGCAGAACGTGAAGAAGGGATGGGGGAAGTGCCCGTTGCAAGGAATTGAAAACAGGAAAGGAAGATTCCGCGCAGTAATTCGCGCCAGTGGGAAGCGGTATTCCCTTGGGACTTTTGATACGCCCGAGGAGGCCGCCGCCGCATACGTCGAGGCGAAACGACAACTTCACACATTTTCCCCGGAGCTTCGGCCATGACCTCACGGCTTGCGATGGGGGCGGGGGAGCGCTTGTTCCTCACGCCAGGATCTCACGGTGAAGTCGCCGAGATGACCGGCGCCCACACCAAGGCGGGCCAGTTGCGGAACCTGCGCCAGAACGGAACTAGGCATACCATCAACGCGGCCGGCTGGCCTGTGGTGCCGATGTCAGCCGTGGACGGAACCAAGGACACGACCGGCGCCGAGCGTCCCCGCTGGAAGTCCAACGCGACGAAGAAGGCTGCCTGATGGGTCGCAAGCGCTCCCGGTTCCATCACCTACCGCCCCGCATGCGTGCCCGTGTGCGTGGCAAGGTGACCTACTACTTCTACGACCAGCGCCCGAAGAAGCCAGCGGAGATTGCGCTGGGCAAGGTGTACGCGGTCGCCGTGAAAAAGTGGGCGGAACTGGAGGCCAACGATCACGATATGCCGAGCATCATCACGCTGCGGCATGTGATCGAGCGCTATCAGCGGGAGGTGATCCCGACCAAGGCCGAACGGACCCAAGTGGACAACGGCCACGAGATTGCAAAGCTGTTGGAGTTCTTCGACGACCCGCCCGCCGCGCTGGCCGACATCAAGCCGGTCATGGTCGGCGAATACATGGACTGGCGCACCGATATCGGCAAGACCGCGAAGACCCGCGCCAACCGGGAGAAGGCGCTGCTGTCCCACGTCTGGAACAAGGCCCGCAGTTGGGGCTACACGGACGCGGCCAACCCATGCAAGGGCGTCGAGGGGTACACCGAGACGGGCCGCGAGGTTTACATCGAGGATGACGTATTCGCCGCCGTCTACGATAAGGCAGACCAGCCGCTGAAGGACGCGATGGACCTCGCCTACCTGACTGGGCAGCGCGTTGCCGACACGCGCGCCTTCGACGAGATGCACGTCCGCGACGGATTCATCCACGTTCGCCAGGGAAAGACGAACGTGAAGCGCCGGATTGCTGTTGTGGGGGAGTTGAAGAACGTGCTGGCGCGAATCGCCAAGCGGAAGCGCGGATGCGAGGTACACCACACCCGGCTGATTGTGGATGAAGACGGTCGGCCGCTACAGAAGGACCAGATGCGCTACCGGTTCGACAAGGCTCGCGAGAAGGCCGGCATAGCGAAGATAGACTTCCAGTTTCGCGACCTGCGGGCCAAGGCCGGCACTGACAAAGCCGAGGACAGCGGTGACATTCGACAGGCGCAGAAACAGCTCGGTCACGCATCGGTGACCATGACGGAAAAGTACGTTCGCAACCGTCGCGGCGACAAGTCTACGCCAACCGTTTTGCGGAAAAGTTCTGGGATTGCGGAAAATGGCAGGAAGCCCAAAACCCCCTAAAACATGGTGGGCCGTGATGGATTCGAACCATCGACCAGCGGATTAAAAGTCCGGCACAGAATCTATATGTAGCAAGGCTTAGAGGCCGATTTCAGTTCCGCAAACACATGCAAAACGATGCCCTGAAACCTAAGCCCAGCAAGGGGGCTCGAAAAATTGCGGAACGGTTTTGTGGCACTCTGCACCCAGAACCCAAGGAAGGCGAAACGATGAAACTTTTGATCGTTGCAATAGCCGCGCTTGCAGTCGGATATGCCGGCCAGCGACTGGGCGCCTATGTCACAAAGCCCGTGGGGCCAGCCCCGGTCATTGTCTGCACCTTTCCCGCCACTCCCTACGCCACGGCCTCGATAAACAGTCGCGCCACGAAATACCGCCCCACGACCGGCAGGCGGGAGAGCGTGTGCAAGTGACGAAGGACGTTGTAGTGCCCGATCCGCTCCAGCTTGCGGACAGCGAATCCCGCCCGTTGCAGTAGTGTCGCGTTCTGTGCCGGGTTGCGGACGGCGATGTGGCCGGTGGTTTGCTTCATCACGCCGGCCGCCTTTAGCCGCTCGACAACGAAGTCCCCATTAGGCGTGTGCAGGTACAGCAGCCCGCCCGGCTTCAGGCTGCTGCGGATGGCGCGAAGGATCGCGACCCATTCGGCGTCGTGGACGTGCTCCGAGAAGTCCATTGCAAAGGCCACGTCGAAGCTGGCGGGACGCTCTGCGCAAAACGCGGCGATCTCCTCGCAGGCAAAGGAAGCATTGCCCGCCCCCAGGCTCTCAGCGTGGCGCTCGGCAGCGGCGATGAACTCGTGCGAGAAGTCCACGCCGACGTACTGGGCGACTCTGTGCCCAACCCACGGGAGCAGCAACGCGGCACCGCATCCGAAGTCGCACACGCGATCCGACGCGGACAACTGGATACCCGCCATCAACCGCTCCAGGCGGTACGGGTTCGTCTTGGCAACCGCGTCAACGTAAGCGGGGTTCTCGTAGATTTCGCGAAGTCCGTCACTCATTCCCAACCCCTCCTAGTCCGAGGGGTTAAGGCTGCCACATTCCACGCTGAAACTCACGGAACCGTCCATGTCTTTGTCTCAGGCCCGGACGACCACACCACTCCGGCAACGGTCAGGGCGTCCGTCCACGTTGAGTTGTTGTCTGAGTGCTGTAACTGGAAGTTCACGGGGTAGCGGTTCTTGATGGTCACGTCGCCAGAGCGCATGTACAGCATCAGCTCGCCCACCGTCACGCCTGAGCCGAAGTCATAAGCAACCCAGGCAGGGAGGGCCACGCCATTGTTAAACCATGCCGATGTGTTGTCGTTATCAATGGCGAAGGTGACGGGGTTTGCGACGTAGCTGGAACTGGCCGAGATCGCACCCGCTGGCGTCGTCAGGTCCGCCCCGCTCACCGTCGCGCGTAGCTCCATTTCGCCAAACCCGGTGTATGTGTCCCCATTGTTGGCCGTGATGTAGAGCCGCCAGTAGCGATGACTGCCGGCGCCCCCTGCTGGGCGCTTGATGGATCGCCCAAGCCCGCCCAGTTGCAGAGTGGGGATCACATCTGACTCCTAATGCGGCGCAGCAGGAAGCGCGCGGCCCGGTTAAGGTCGCGCAGTTGCAGCTCGTCCTCTTTCTGTCGCGTCTCCAGTTTCAGTGCGCGCTCGGCAGTGGTTCCGGTCACGTCCGGTGTCGGGTTGTAGGCCGCGATGCGGGCCGTGGTGAGGTCAATGCCCGCCAGAATCAAGTCAAGTTCCGCCGCGTTCGCCTCCGCGTCCAGTTCGGCCTGCGTCTTGCTCCGAATGACCCAAGTCTGACGCGCCTCGGTCGCGGTGATCGCGATGGGGCCGAGGTCCGCCACCTGGGCCGCCGTCACGGCCGGCTTCGCGTCCACGACCCACGGACGCAGGCTGGCGGCCTTGCCGTTGGCTTGCAGTGCTGCGTACTCCTGAGCGGTCAGGTCCGCCAGCCGCTCCACAAGTCCATTCAAAACGCGCGCATATTGGGTCATGCATCGGTATCCGCGTGGGTGGTCATGTAGACCGTGATGCCGTGCAGGCGGGCGTCAATCGCCATCGTGTCCGAGCCGTTGCCGGTCACGCGGGACAAGCGGAAAAACACCACGTCCTCTGCGGCCGGCGTGCCCGCGACGGTGATCGCGCTCGACTCCGGGCCGATGTAGACATCGTTGGTCGTGCCGCCCGTGTCGGTGCTGGTCTGCGCCGTGCCGAACGCCACGGCGATGGGGTCATCGTCGGACACCGCGACCGCCTGCAAGTCCCACACCACGCCGAAATTGGTCGTCGTCGCGGCATGCGACCACACCGGCGCGAACGTCAGCGTGCCCTCGTTCCAGGACTTTGGCATCCGGAACGCGAACTGTGCGTATTCCTGCGTGGTGGTGTCGAAGTCGAGCGTCTGAATATCCGGCTGGTTGGCCGCGCTCGCAATCGTCGCCAGCGCCGCGCAGCCGCCCGTGGTGGATGGCGACATGCCGCCTGCCGGGATATAGACCGCATGCCGACCCTGCGTGCTGCTGCCAGCCGCCGCGAGGTTGGCGATGTCCTGCGCGGTGGTCTTGCGCGACAGGCCGCCCGCTGTCTCCAGTTCCAGCAGTTCGGTTCCGGCTAGCGGGGTGGTCGCGGCCGTGTAGTCGCTGATTCGCTTAAGCGCCATTAGTCGGTAATCCTCAGAGAGCCATCAGCGCCGATGCGGATATCGCCGGCCGCGTCGATGCGGTTGAACGTCTGATCAGGGGCGAGCGCGTGAAAGCCCTTCGCGCCGTCCGCATCGGTGCCGTAGTAGTAGGTGGCGCCGGGGCTGACCTCGTCGTTGGTCAGTTGCAGCACGACCGCGCCACCAGCCAGCGAGCCGGCCACCTCCACGGACGCAGGGCCGATGACGTTGGTGTCCTCGGACAGATAGCCGCCCGGGATGCTCTCCACGGTGCCGTCCGGAGAACCAAGCGCCGTGGCTATGGCGGAAATGTCCGCCTGTAGCGCCTCGGTATCGAGCGTGCCGTCCTGTAGCGCCTTCTGCACCCGCTGGAACCAGCGCCGCCAGTTAACCGATGCCGTCAGCGAGCCTGCGATGGGCTCGGTAACGGTCGGAAGGTTTGCCGTCACGGGATGATTCCGAACGCGATCCAGGAGAAGCCCACCGCCGTGCCGAAGTTGGGCGATGCTCCGCTACCCTCGGCCACATCGAACTTGGCCGTGAAGCCCGAACCGGACGCGGCGGAAGTCTTGTAGGCCACCGCAGCGCCGCCCGACTGTTCGCCGCCCGTGTTGATCGAAATGTCGGCGTAGAGACAGGTTGTGTAGGTCGTCGGGAAGGTCACGGATGCCGTGGTGGTGGCGCTGCCGCTGGCAGAAGCCGTAGCCGTGCCGGTCTGCACCATGAACTTGCCGATGGTGAAGCTGGTCGCCGTCTGCAACACGCCATCAGCCGGCAGCGTCGGAACGGTCGGTGCGGCATCCGGCTCTTCCCAGATGATCGTGGTGCCATCGGTGCCGATCTTGTCGCCCGCGTGGCCGGTCGGGTCAGGGATCAGCAGGAGAGCCTGAGCCAGCAAGTTAGCGCCGTCGCCGGTCAGGAACTCGCCAGAATCTAGTACCGGAATGGCCGTGGCGTCGCCGCCCGGGATCTCTACATCGTCCGCCTCGCCCTGCTTTACGTCGTCACTGTCGTATAGCTCCACGAAGTACGCGCCCGAGCCCCACACGTCCACCTCGGGGCGGCCGGATGCGGTCAGGTCAACGCGGACGCCGTTGTCCGTGGACAGGTCGGATTCCCCGTATACGTGCTTGGGGGTGGTCGCGCCGCCAGCCTCAAAGAACTTGAGATAGCCGAAGGCCAGAAGCTGGCCCGAGCTGCCCCACTGGGTGTCCATCTTGGAGTAAAGTCGAAATGCGGCTGGCATCCTGCCGGCTCCTAATGAGAAAGCCCCGACTGGCGGGGCTTGGGGTGTGCTATGTCGTCAACGATGTGGGCCGTGTTGCTAGCGCCACTGCTGGGACCGCTGATTTGGTGGCTGCTACAGGCCCCGGGACGAGCCGCGTACCGCTTCATCTGGCGGAAGTTCCCAGATGGGAAGATGCGCCGCCTGTTGTTGAAGCGGGTTGATTAGCGCACCTGCTCAGGGTCAATAAACAGCCCCCCAAGCGCGGGCGATGCAGGCAACAGACGCGGCGCGGGCTTCATCAGCCTTGCCAGCCCATTGAGTGATGCGCTATCGCCGAAAGTCAGGGCGCGCGAGTTGAGCGCCTTTCCGGCCAACCGATTACCGAACAGGGCGCCCGCCGTCAGCATGGCGGTTTGCGGGTCGATAACCCCTGTCTGCTGAGCGCCGAAGATCGTTCCACCCAGAAGACCGTTCACCAACAAGCGGTCGGCCGTGCCAGAATTGGGCGCGTCCTTCAGGTACTTCTGCCCGATACGGGCCAAGTCGCCGAGCTTGCCAGCGCCGCCCGTTGCCATCCTGGAAACATTCGCATTCCCCGAGGTCAGGCGCCCCATCAGCAGCGTGGGCGAGATATTGCCATCGGCTGACTTCGCCACCAGCGGTTCCACCGTCTTGAGAACGGCGTACTGCTTGCGGACCTTGTTCCATGCGGCGCGGTCGCCAGCAGAAATGCTGTTGTCCATCGTCTCGCGCACGGCATCGCGCAGGCGACCAAGGTATAGCCCCGGCTCGCCGCCCGTCTTGATGACCTTGCCAATGCGGCTGTCGAATGACTGATACGCCTTGCCGGGAATGACGCCATTGGCATCCGCCTTGCTGAACAGCTCGTCCACCCAGCCGCTAACCATGCGCGCCGTGTCGGAACCGCCAAGCCGCGTCGCCTCGTTCTGGATGTCGGCGATGTTGCGCCCAAGGGACTGATCGGGCACCAAGTCATTGCGGCTGGAAAGCGTCTCAAACGTGTCTTGAAGATCCTGCTTGGCCGCCGCGAACTTGTCGGGGGTGATCTTGTCTGTCTGGGCTCCGTATTCGCCGCTTACTTGCCGATTGAACGCGACTTGATTGCTCTTCCCGCGACCGCCCGCGCCACTGAACGGCAACCGCTCAAGCTGGCTCGCCACCGTTCGCACCATCGGGTTCTCCGATAGCTGCGGCACGCCAAGGCGAATGCCCATCTGATCGGCCTTCAGCGCCAACGCCTTGGATGCGGCATCCATGCGCGAGGCCGCGCCCGCAGACAGGGCCTTTGTTCCCGATGCCACTGCCTGGCCGCCAGCGCCAAGGGCCGCGCCCTGTGCCGTATTTTCTGCGCGGCTTTCGCCCACGCCTACAGGCTGGGTGGCGCTGAAAGCACCGCCTCGGCCGGCTGCGCTCACATACGGAACAGCGCCCCGAGGGATCGCGCGCGAACCCACTTGACCAAGGCGGCCAAGCGGAATGGAGGTCTGTGCAATCTGGCCGGAGACATTGCCGAGGACACCTCCCCCGGTGCGCATCAGCGGAGCGTCAATGCGACGATCCTCCTCCACCTGTTCCGGAGTGCGGTATCCGGCAATCTGCTGGACGCCGCGCCCTGTATCCACCACAGACTTGCCGAGTCCGGCCGCCGCCTTTCCGCCAAAGCTCATGCCCTGCGTGGGGCTGTAACGCTGGCGTTCCGCATCGAGAAACATCAGGCGCTCGCCGGCCTTCGTGGCAGAACTGCCATCGGGCATCACGAGGTCAACGGACGCCGGATAGTTGATGGCCTGCGACAGCTTCATCTTTGCGGGCTGCTGGCCCGTGACTTCGCTCAGCTTGGGCATCAGCGCACCGCCTCCACGTCCGGGTCATTCATGTCGCCGCCAGTCACACGGAACTTCTTTCCGCCGTGGTCGATGATCTGGCCCACGCGGTACTTGCCCGTGGCCTTAGATGCTGGGGGAATCGCGCCGCCAGCCGCCGTGCGCATGGCCTGCTCCACCACCTTCCGCTGCTCGGCCTTCTGCTTGATCGTGCCCGGCGAGTCGCCCGGGGTCGGGAAGTAGTTTTTGCGCTCCTGCACCATCTCGTCCTTGCCAATCGCGGCGCCGGATTCCTTGCGCAGATTCGCGCGAACCCAGTTCTCTTGAGCCTGGCGGTACTGCTGGCCCTCGGAGGACGCGGCCCAGTTGGTGAACTCCCCGCCCGCGCTGTAGAAGTCCTTGATGTTGGTCGGGTCGTAGCCCTTGCCGGTCAGCGCGCCCATCTGCTCATTGGCGCTCAACATGCGCTGATAGAAGCCAGCGGCGTTGCGCTCGCCTTCGCTGGTCTTGCCTGCCGGGATGTACGTTGTCGTGCCGTCGCCGTTGTCGATCACTTGACCGCCAGCCGGAAGGTCGCGCGGCTTGTTGACGATCTGCACCTGCCCGGTCGGGCTGCGCTGCGCCACCGTGCCCACGGGCAGTCCCAAGGATCGAACTTCGTCCGCCGAAAGCGTCGCAAACTGCCCACTTTCCGACTTCGGAGGCGTGTATCCAAGTCCGCCGCCAACGCTCTGCCCCGCGCCGAATCTCCCCGACGCCGACGCGCCACGCGGCAGCTCAACGTGGACGTGATCGCCCTCGTCAATCGCCTCGTAGCCCATTTGGCGGGCCTGCGCGATGAAGGCGGCGCGCTGCTGCGGCGGGATTGCGAAGTCGCCAGCGGTGCCGGCCGTGTGCTGACTGTTGGCAACGCCGCCCACTTGGCGGTTGTGCTCCGGATCGCGGAACAGGCTTGTGGGCTTGGCGCCGAAAGACGACACGAGCTGCGCGAAGTCCTGCGGCGGGTTGAGCGTGGCACCTTGGGCGCCAGCCGGAGCCGGGGCAGCAGAGGGCGCGGGGCCGCCGTAGTTCGGGACCGAGAACACGCCATTGCTGTATTCCATCTGACGCGTGCCGCCCTTACCGTCCGGAACGTCCACCAGCTTCTTGTCCGGAGGCGAGAACGGGGCTTCCGCCACGAGCCTGTTGCTGCTGTCAAACCGCTTGGCGCCTGCGCTCAGCGTGTACGGATCGCCCGCCGCCGTGAAAGCCTTAGCCGCGTCCAATACGCCCGGATCGTACTTGTCCGGAATGGTCACGCCCGGCCCGAGTTCGGCCGCAAGCGCCGCCCGCCATTCGGGGAATACCTGCGGAGCCAGATCCGGCGAGTTGTGCATGATCTTTGAAAGCTGCGCCAGCTTGTCCTGGTTGGCCTTCTTCTGCGTCGCGTCCTGCGTGGCGAAGTGCTGCTGCGCCTGCATGGCCGCGCCCGGATCGGTGCCGGCAATCTTGCCGATGATCGCCTGCCGCTGGTCCGGCTGCTGGATGGCTTGGCCCATGAGGGACGCAAGCCCCCGCTGCTGCCCACGCGCCTGCCCCTCTCGGGCTGCGGCCATGAAGTTGGGGAGCAAAAGTTCAGCCATTAGCCCTTCCCCGGGTTGTTGCCGAGATACCAGCCGCCGTTGCCGCCGTTCTTGGTGTTGTTGTTGGCGTACCAGTCATTCAGGCCGCCCACCGCGTTCTGGCCGAAGTTGCTCCAGAGGTTAGCGTTCGTGTTGTAGCCCGACTGACGCGCCTGCCCCATGTTGTTGTAGGCGTTGCTGATGCCGTTGGCGGCATTCGCGCCAAACTGGCCGATGTTGGCCGCGCTGGTCTGGCCGGTGCCCGCTACGCCAGCGAGCTTGTTCCAGTAGTTGTCCGCGTTCTGCGTGGCAAGGCCAGAGGCAAACCTCATCGCATCGCGGGTGTTGCCGCCGCCGAACAGCCCGCCCCGGGCCGCTGCGCGGTGGTCGATGGAGTCAAGGCCCTCACTCCGCGCGTACTTGTAGTCCGGCGCGTTCTGGAAGCCCGACATATCGCCGTTGAGGAACGCAGACTGCTTCGTCAGCGCATCCGAGCCCGCAGCCAACCACGGCGCCATATCCTGGCGCGTGAGGTCGTACTGCCGGCGCTGCTCGTCAATAGCCGACTGCTGGCCCTGCACATTGGCCTGCGTGCCCTTGTTTGCGCTGTCGCTCGCCTCTTTCGTGCCCCAGGCGTCAATCGCCAGATTTGCCCAATCAAGCCATGACATTCAGTGTTTCTCCGTCCTTGGAGTGTTATTCGGACTCGACCATGATCGAGCAGGCGATTACGGCGGCCTTCGTGTTGGAACTGTCGCGGAACTCCCAGACGCGATGCCGGGTCGTGCCGAGACGACGCGCGATCATCGGCTTGATGAACTCGCCCGTTTCGGCCTCGGCCAAGTTGCGCCAGTCGGACCAGTTGTTGCCGCCGTCGTTGCTGTAACGAAGCTGGATCATCGGAACTGGGTCGCTATGCGGAGGGAGTTGTTCTGCGGCATGGTGATGGTCGCGCTCCACGTATTGCCGTCGAGCGAGCGACGCGAGAACGCCTGGCCCACGCCGTTGTTGTCGGCCACATGGAAATACTGGCCGTCAAACGCCGCTTGCAGGTTGCCGCTGGTGGCCTCCACGGTCGTGGCCGAGGTGCTGTGCGTGGCCCAATCGTCGGAGGTGTAATGGATGGCGCCGTTGAAGGTGACCGCGATCCACTTGCCGCCGCTGCCCTTGACCAGCGTCACGATGGCGCCATTGGAGAACGTTCCCAGCGTCTCGAAGTCGGCGAAGTCGATGGTCCGCACCAGCACGCCCGGATTAACCGAGGCACTGCCGCCGCCGCCTGCCAGATACCAGTAGCCGCTGGCGCTGTCGTAGTACGAGGTCCAGCCGAAGGTCATGCCCGGCACGTTTACGGCAGTCGGGAACGTGGCGCCGAGGTCGGCACTGATGCGGAACGGGCCGCCGTTGCCGAACGCGTGTTGATGCGCCGACACGAACAGCTCATTGCCGTAGCGCACCGACGATGGCGAGGAGCCGCTGAACGGGTTGGTGCCGGCGACCCACGACGCGCCATCGGTATTGGAGCGGCTGATGGTGTTGAGGCCCATTGCCACAATCCAGCCGCTGCCGTAGTCGGAGGACTGGAGCGGGCTGCCAATGGTGCCGCCCGCTGTCCAGGTCACGAGGTCTGAGCTGTACTTGGTGGCGCCGCCCGTTGCCGCCGTGACCAGCCAACGGTCGCCGGCCCACAGCGGAATGCCGCCTGCCGCAAGCGCGGCGCGCGGAATGTCAGTCCACGCCGAGTCGCCGGTTTGCAGGGACGAAGCCAGCGGCGCCGTGCCGTTCATCTCCGTTCCGGTGGAGAGAATCGTCACCTCGTCCACGACCGCCGAATCCGCCAGCGTGGCAGTGGCGCCGAACACGTCGGTGGCCTCAACTACCCAGGTGTACGTACCAACTGTGGTGTAGGTGTAGGTGACCAGCCCGCCCGCGTTCATCGTCGCGCCCGGAGGCAGCGAGCCGGAGATGATCTCAAACGTGTACGGCCCGGTGCCGCCCGCCACGTCGTACTGCTCGCTTCCCATCGTGCCGACGTAACCGCCCAGCACGTCGCCGGAGATGGTCATGCCTTCGGAGAACCCGTCCACGCCCGTATTCATGAGCAGCCGGATGGCATGCACCGTGACGCGGTTTTCGGCGCTGTGCAGGACGCCCATGCGGATCTTGCGCGGGATCGGCTCGCCGTCCTCGTGCATCACGTCTTTGTTGAGGCGGTAGAGCTTGCCGTTCGTGTAGTCGCCGCCGAACCACTCGCCGTTCCACTTGAACAGCGTGTTCAGGCGCCAGCGATCCAGCCCGAACGACTCGCGGCGGTGGAAGCGCTGGTTGGTTACGTCATAGCCCCACGTCTGGCCGTCTTGGAAGGTCAGGTAGTAGATGACGTAGCCGTGGTCTTCCCACGTAAACGCGAACGCCTTGGTGGGCGCAGAGCGGCGGAACGCGGAAACGTGCGCCTTGGTGCTGACCGGGACCGGGGTATAGCCCTGGAGACGGTAGAGAATGAAGTCACTGCCGAGGAAATAGA